AAGCCTGCGGGCGCAGATTTTTCTTACATATCGTCGCAAAGTCCACTTTTTTAAGCACTTATGAAGCACTTATGACCAACCGGCGAGCCAGCGACCGAGTCGAGAAGCGAGCCAAGCGCCATCCAAGGGCGGAGACTCAGCAGCAGATGGCTGAAGCCCTCAAGAAGGCGCACGAGCGTCTCGGCTTGAAGCCGAAGAACCTCGCCTTCCTTCGACACGGCGTCATTGCCGCGTGCCTGTTCTCGGTGTCGTGTGCGAGGATGGACGTCTACTACCCGTCCAACGGCAAGGACGTCGTGTACGATGAGCGCGGGCGTCCATCCCGCCACCACAATCGCGCGGTCGTGCTGAATGGCACCGACGCTCTTGGCAACACCGTGATCGACGTGACTCAAGGTGGAGTGCGGGTGGCATCGGCCGGAGGGTTCGACAACTCTACTAGCACCAAGGAAGGATACCGCACGATTCGGCATGGCGTGACTGCGGCCGCTCTCGCGGCAGTGGGAGTCGTGGGCCTGCAAGAGGCCAGTGCGGCCTACTCTGCCAACCAAGCCTCAACCTCTGCTTCCAATGTGGCCGCCTCGAAGGCCTCGGCTGCGACGGCTGCGACTAGGGGCGCTACCACGATCCGGCTGGCCGAGATCCAGGCGGCGAAGGAAGCGGCAGCCTCCGCGGCGGCGCGGGCAGTCCCTGCCGCTGGCTCCACGATCCCGTCAGTGATCCCGTCAGTCGTCACCCCGATAGTACCCTGAGCGATGAGACCTTTCTGGATGAAGCGCGACGACGACGAGGAAGAGAAGCCGACCGGTGACGCCGACCCGAACAGGCTCTACCCCATCTATGTCGGGCTGGCGATCCTCTGGGTGGTCGTCCTCGCCGTCATCCTCTACCGCCACCACTAATGAGGCTGATCATCGCCGGCAGATGGGAGATCGACCTGATCGCCGACCAGATTTCCAAGGAACTCGAGGCAGAGATCGCCAAGGCGTCCAGCCTCACAAACCAAATCGACCAGAAAGTACCAGACCACCATGGCCACACAGGAAGAAGCGACGGCAGCGCTCGTGAAAGTCAACGAGACGCTGGTAAAGATCAGCAATGAGACTGACTCCCTCCTCGGGGAGATCGACAAGCTGGAGACTGCCCTCGAGGAGGCGCAGGATGCCGGCGGGACAATTACTCCCGAGCTGGAGGCAGCGATCAAGGCCACCGCTGCCCGGACGGCGGCGATCGACGAGCTGGTGGCCGACACCACCCAGCCGGAGTGATCGGACTCCCATGATCCGGGACGAGTGGCAGACCTGGGCGTACATGCTCCTGGCCGTCGTTGTCGTTCTTTGGGTCGTTGCCCTCTTCGGGTGCGCCAGCGAGCCTGAGTCTCCGATCACCATGTACCGAGTCATGTACGGGTTCGAGCCCGACCGGTACCGGGTCGTGTACGACCAGAACCAACAACTGGAGAAGTAAGAAAAAATGCCCAAGCTGGAATACGTGCCACGGCATCGGGAGCCGGAAGAGGAGGAGGCGGATGCCTTCTACAAGCAGCAGCGCGCCGAGAATGAGCGGCTCAAGGCGCTGGAGCGGGACGCCAAGCTCCGAAAGATGCGCGGGGAACTAATTGAAAGGGGGCAGTGCCTCCGCCAGGCGTCGTCGATCATGGTGGCAGTGCGGCAGCGGCTCATGCTGGTCCCCACGCTGGCGGCGCGCTCCATTAAGCCCGGCACTAGCCAGCACGACGCCCGGTTCGCGATCGACAAGGAGATCCGGGCGGCCTTGAGCGAGCTGGCCGACTTTCCGGAGAAGGTAACCGGGGTGGGCCGATGGAAGGAACGGAAGAGGAAGTAGCCGAGACCGTCGTCCCCTGGAGCGAGCGCGAGGTGGATGCCTCGGCCGAGTGGTGGACTCCGGCGCTCCAGTGCCTCCGACCACCGCCATCAATGACGGTGTCACAGTGGGCGGATGAGCGGAGGGTGATCTCGGCCGAGTTCTCCGCCGAGCCAGGGCAGTGGTCCACCGCGCGGTGCGAGTTCATGCGCGCCGTGATGGACGCCGCCAGCCCCTCCAACCCCTGCCGCAGGGTCGTGTTGATGAAGGCCTCACAAGTCGGAGGCACCGAGAGCCTCATCCTCAACACCATCGGGTTCACGATCGACGTGGACCCGCGCTCGGTCCTGGTAGTGTTTCCTACCGTGGACCTGGCCCAGGGGTTCTCGAAGGAACGGCTGGAGCCGATGGTCGCCCAGATGCCACAGCTGGCGGCGAAGGTCAGCGAGGTGCGGAGCGGGGCTCCGGGCATCCTGAGTGATCGCTCGACGCTGCGGTCTAAGACATACCCCGGAGGGGTGCTGAATTTAGTCGGAGCCAACTCGGTCAGCGGGCTGTCGTCACGGCCGGTCGCCATGGCGCTCATGGACGAGGTGGACGCGTGCGTCCAGAACAGCGGCGCGGGCGGGAACCCGATCAAGTTATTGACGGCGCGGACCTCGACGTTCTCGGACTCCAAGAAGGAAATCTTCCTGGGGTCGCCGTCGATGAGTGAGGACGAGACAGGCATCCTCCAGCTGTGGGAAGATTCATCGCGAGGCCACTTGGAGACCTCGTGCCCCAAGTGCGGGGCGTGGCAGGTCCTGGACTTCGCCCGGATGGACACCGAGACAGCTCGGCTGGAATGCTCGCACTGTGGAGAACACAGTGCTCAGTGGGAGTGGAACGGAAGGGAAGGAGGGGAGCGGTGGACGCATGAGTTCCCCGATCACCTGACGCAGGGGTTCCGGCTCACGGGACTGAACTCGCCGTGGCTGGACTGGCGGCGGGACCTGTGCGCCGAGTTCGAGGAGGCGTACCGCGTCCAGCAGTTCGGTGACGAGTCGCTGATGAAGGTGTTCGTCAATACGCGGCTGGCCGAGCCGTATCGGATCCTGGGGAAGCGGGTCGAGGTGGACCTCTACTCGGAGCGAAGGGAGGTTTACCCCTGTCACGGCGCTGAAGCCGACGTCCCCGACGGCGTCGTGCTCGTCACGGCAGCGGTCGACACCCACGACACGCACCTGATCTACGAGCTGGTGGGGTGGGGCAGAGGAAGAGAGAGCTGGGGGTTGGAGTACGGGATGGTGTCCGGCGAGACGCGCAAGGCAGACTCCCCGGTGTGGGACAAGCTGGACGCGCTGGTGGGAAACCGGGTCCTGAAATTCGGGGACGGAGGACTGATCCGCCCGAGGATCATCTTCATCGACTCTGGAGGACACTCGACTACCTCGGTGTACCAATACGCGGCGCGGAGGCACCCGCGAGTGTTCGCGATCAAGGGCGTGGGGAAGGACGGCCAGCCGATGATCATCGGAGGTAGAGTGCGGGACCACGTGAGCGGCGCGTGGCTGTTGAGGTTGGGAGTGAACGCGCTCAAGGAAGAATTCCACGCGCGGCTGAACGTGCCGGCCCCGGGTCCGGGGTTCTGCCACTGGCCGTGCGGCACTGACGGCGCAGACATGCGAGGGTATACCGAGGCGTACTTCAAAGAATTGATTGCGGAGCAGAGGGTCCTTAAGTACACCAAGGGCGGGTTCGCGAAGTACGAGTGGCACAAGTCGCGGCAGGAGGCGAACGAGGCGTTTGACTTGCGGTGCTATGCCCGCGCCGGGGTGGAATATCTTAGAGTCAGGTTGGAGTCGATGACGCGCGACGAGCTGCGCGGGGTGAATCCCAGGGCGGTCTCCGCGGTGGAGGAAGTTGACACCGGAGGGACGCTGCTGAACTACAAGGCAGTGAAGAGCGGGGAGCGGAAGCAGGAGAAGGAAGTCACTCGCATGGCTGGACTCGAAGAGGAGGAACGGCCGATGGTCTCTGGCTCGGCGCTGGAGCAGCAACGAGTGCCTCGCAGGAGGGAAGGACGCTACGGCTCCGTGACTAACGCGTTCTGAAGATGGCGCTGATAGGATGCAGCCGCATGGATGACGGGATCCCCATAAAGAAGACCAGGAGCCGGGGCGCTGGCGGGAGCGACGATCGCAAGGTTGTCAACATCGAGGCGTCGATCGTCGACGCCGTCAACGAGTACGCCGAGGACCTGGAGGACCAGCTCGGGTTCGTGCCTACGTTCGGCCAGACTCTGAAGTACATCGTGAACGAGCTTCGGGGGAGGAAGAAGTAAATGAGCATGGCGTTGCTGATCCGGCAGGCGGTGAGAGAGCTAGGAAAAGACCGTCTCGTGGTCGACTCGAAGTCGATGGCTGATTACGCGGCACGGATCGCCCGGACGCAGGGGCAGGCGCTGCGCCAGCGGAAGATGGAATTCGGTGGATGGGAGCTGCGGACGCGGCACTCGCGAAACTGCAAACCGCGGTCCGAGGACCGCGGCTGCATGTTTGTATGAACAGAGATTGTTGCTACGCTTCCATTGCTGCTGCGACTTTCTTGATTGTGCTTCGCAAGTTCTTCAGCTCTTCCGCTTGAAGATCGAACTCTGCGTGAAGCTTGGCGCGCGTCTTGTAGACGTCGTCGAACTTTCGCTGGATGAACTCGAATTTTTCAAGCACGAGTCGCAGTGTGAGCAATTCCGGTTGATTCACCGTGATCGCGTATGTTTCCGTTGTTGCATTTTTCATAAATTTCAATGATCTAACTGAGAAGTATTTTTCTTCTCAATAACAATATAGCATAACACGCGATAAATTCAAGTGTTGTTTAGTGATTGATACGCTTCGTGGTGGAAGTGGTTCAGGTGGCGGAACAGGTCGTCCCAGGCGTTGAAGAATTCCGGCTTGTTCTTGTCGACTAGCGCTGCTTGCTCGGCTCGTCGGAGCGCCGCGACTGCCAGGGCGGCGTGCGAGAGGGAATTCTCAGCTGGCAGGACGTCGCCTCCGAGGGTGACTTTCCCGCCGAGGACGTTGAATTTTTTCATAGGTATTTCCAGTGGTAAGGTGCGTTGCGCCTCAGCCAGCGCAGGTAGTTCTCGCGCTCGTCCTCGGTGGTGGAGAGGTAGTGCTCCCAGGTGGTTCGTGGTTCGACGCCGAGGATGAGTTCCAGTTCTTGGATCTGGCGGAATTCTAGTTCGTTGTCGGTGATCATTATTCGTCGTCTTGGTTGAGTATGATGAAGATGAAACCCTTCGGCTTCGGCTGGCCGAGGTCGTCCCAAGCTCCTGCTTCTGCCATGATTCGATTGTATTCATCTTTGGCGGCCTGTTCTTCAGCGACTCGGACTGCATCGGCCGCCTTGCTAGCTTCAGCGCGCTCGGCTGTCTCGGCATTTTCGCGAGCGGCGAAGCGGCCGCAGGAAAATAGGATGGTGACGGCGACGATGATTGCGCCTATGTTTAGGATTCGGCTATTCTCTGCGAATTCAATGCGCTTCATGGTTGCTTGTTCCAGTGGATTCTCAGGTTGCGCTGCATTCCGCGCTCGAGGAGCGGGAGAAGGTCTTTCGCTTCCACGAACCACTGCCGGTCGAGGCGAGTCATGGCGCGACGGTTGTCGCTCAGGAAGTTCCGGCCGGAGTCCGTGAGACCCTTGGCGTACCCGGCGATCGCGCCGGGCGTGAAGGTGATGAGGATATCGCTCATACGTATTCTTGTGGTTTGCAAATCGTGTATTGGATCTGGAGGAGTCCTTTGCTGTCGCGATAGTGAGCGACCCAGCAGTCGTGGACTTCGTCGTAGTAGTATTTGATGAGTTTCATTAGAATTTAACGATGCGGCCGGTGGCGCGATTCAGCGTGCGGATCTGGGTGCATCCGTAATGCTTTCCGCTGAAGAAGGAGAGGAGGTTTTCAATAACTTCCTTCTCGCTAATGTTGGCGAGCTTGATCTCGTATCGTCCGTTAGACTTGACGTATTGGAGATCGTAGCGGCCTGCGGGAATCTCGTAGTTGATTTTATCTTGAATGTTCATACATAACATATTCGCATAACATCTGTTAAATTGCAAAGAGTTTCGCGCTTTTCGACGCTTTTTAGCAGCTTTTAAGAAGCTTTTCCGGGAAGCGAAATCGCAGTCCTGCGAACTAGATGCTAGTCTTGACATCGGCCGAGGCCTCGGCTATAATCATATTACCGGCAGGAGTACGCCGATCCTGAGCCATCCTGAGAAGCAAGTTTTTTGGTATTTTTCCGGTTTTTTTGAGCTTAAAAAAGCGCAAAACGCGTCCTCAGCTCAAGTTGCTTTTAGCTGTTAACACTGTATTTTTTCGGTATTTTGCAAAGAATTTGCAGGAAGCTGTCTTTGCAAAAAGCTTGCAGGAAGCCGTTTTGCAAAGCGTTTGCAGGAACAAAAAATTTAACACTTTTTGCGAAAACGTTTGCCAATTAACAGATGTTATGCGAATATGTATATGTATGAACAAGCAAGAACTAAAATCAAATCCCGCGCACGAAGGAAAACTTCTGAGCGTCGAGATTGAATATCTCCCGACTCCGGGAACCGACGACATAAGCACGACGGCTCCGGGAGGAAACACGGAACTCATCACGGTGGTCGACGACGGCACGCCGAACAACGGCCGGACGATCAAGGAAATCCGCCTGCTCACGCTCACCAATGAAGAGGGGCGGATGCACGATCTTCTGAACATCAAGATCGACGGCGGGGTGAATAAGAACTGCGGATTGCACGTCCACGTTGACGCGAGACATCTCGGGAAGAACGGACTGCGCACCGCGGAAGAAGTTTACGACATCCTCGCTTCCGCCCCGGTCGCGCGCCAATTCAAGAAGCTCGTTTCTCCGTCGCGGAAGAAAAACTACTACTGCAGGTGGAGGAACAATCGCCGAGACTTCGGTCCTCGCGCCCGCTACGCCGCCTTCAACTACAAGTCGCTGAGCGAGCACGGCACCATCGAATTCCGGATGCACCAGGGATCGGTGAACAAGATCCGGATCGAGTCCTGGGCGTTACTCTGCCAGTGGACGTTGAACTACGTGGCGAATCCTGCGAATCCTCCGATCACCAGCTTCGCGACATTCGTGAAAAACATGCCGAGCTTCCTCCGCACTTTCGCGACGATGCGCCGGGATCAACTCGCCGGGGACTTGGAACTCTCTCCTCGCATCATGCAGAGCCTCGTCGACAGCGACGAGGCTTGAACCTCAAATCCTTTTGAACGACAATGTGTAAATTACTCATCATCACCGGCGCACTGCACCGGGCAGGAATCACGCGAGTGCTCGTGGCCGCGAACAGGGAGTTCGCGAAGACCGAGCGCGACGGGTTCGGGTTCATCGCCACCACGAACGGCACTTACGCTCGCGGTCGATACTTCGAGCCGAACAGGTTTCACGGGTTCGGACGCGGACTCCCGCACGCCGTCACCGGCGACATCGCGGAAGAAAACCACCTCCCGAAATTCTCCCAGACGCTCATCGTCCACGGACGCACAGCGACGAGCACGAAGAAGCTGGCGAACTGCCACCCATTCATGTTCGGGGACGAGGCGCTCGCGCATAACGGGGTAGTTGAATGGATCGGAGATCCAGCCAGCGAGCCGGAGCAGGAATGCGACAGCGAGCAGTTCTTCTCCTGGCTCAAGAGCCACTCGTGGGAGGAAGCGATCCACGACTGGGCAGGCTGGGGAGCGATCGCGCACGTGAACATCCGGACAGGAATTCTCACGATCGCCCGCGACGGTGCCAAGCTCTACGGAGCCAAGCGCGCTGACAGCGTCGGCTGGGTGTTCGCCACCAGCCAGGAACATCTCAAGGAAATCTGCAAGTACGCAGGGATCCGCCTCACTCGCGACCCCTTGCTACTCCCCAATAACAAGATATTGTCCTTCTCGCAGCGCGGGGAAGTGACCGGCGTGGAAGAGTGGATCGGATTCGCCGAGCGCCAGCTCACCTACCTCGACGCACAATCGTGGGGAAGCACCAATGACAACGAACTACATGAAAGCACTAGCAAGAAAAGGAAAGGTCACAATCGTGGAAAAGGCAAACGGAAAGGCAATTGTAGCCATCCAAGCTTCTGGGAGCGTTGTGACTCTTGAGCACGCATCCAAGGATCAGCTCATCAAGGAACTCTACCAGATCGTGAGAGAGTGGCCTGACATCCCCGAGGAAGCCTGCACAGCGCGTCTGAGATGACGCAGGAAGGGTGTTCTCCGGGGCTGCTTAGTGGTTACATGGCTTTCCTAAGCAGCCCCTAGGGAAGCACTTAGCAGGATCTCGCTCACACGTCCGGAAAGAGATTGCTGAGCCATCGCAGAGGAGAGAAGTTCTCCCCAAAGCGATGGCTCTTCGATTTATCAGACCCCCGTCTTCTAATGGCGGCAGCGCCGCCTATGCGCCTCGGATTTCATTCTGGCCGATCCCTGTGGGGTCGGTGATAGTCGACCTCGAATACTGCCTGATTGCCCGCTCCGAGGTGGCCGAGGCTCTTCGGAAGGCCGTCGCCAGTGGGGTCGTAGAATACCATATCGGCTCGCGCGGGCTGAAGCGGTTCACGCTCAAGGAACTTCAGGATTTGTTCGCTTTCTGGAGCAACGCGGCCAACGATGCTGCCGCGGTGGGCCTCGGAAGCGCGATCCAGAGCAGGAGGGCGGTGCCGTGCGACGTGTGAAGTCCGGACTCGGCGCGGGATTCAAGCCGAGAAGCAGCGCATCTGGTCAGCGAATCGCAGGACAGCTCCTTGCTGCGGCCGCAGGCGGGAACCGGATGGGCTATGGAAGCTACGGCGCCAGCCGCAGGAAGGTCGGGTTGGAAGAATGGCGAGCGGTGTCCGGCACGCCGGACGAGGACATCATCTGCAACTTGCCGCTCCTGCGGGCGCGGTCGAGGGACCTCTTCATGGGAAGCCCGATCGCAGCGGCCGCGATTCTCACGCTCCGCCGGAATGTCGTGGGCAATGGGCTGCGTCCGATGCCTCAGATCGACGGCACCGTGCTTGGCAAGTCGAGTGATGAGTGTGCCACGGTGAACAAGCTCATCGCCGACGAGTTCGGACTCTTCGCCAACACGGTGGACTGCGACTTCGCCAGGCGAAGCACATTCTATCAATTGCAGGACTTGGCGTACGTGAATGCCCAGATCAGCGGCGACGTCCTGGTCTTGCTCCCGATTGAGCCGAGGCCGGGGTCGATCTACAACACCAGGATCCGCCTCATCGAGGCTGACCGGGTGTCGAGCGCGTTCAACCTGGCGCATCTCGGAGAGGACACGACGCGCTACGGCGCTCCGCGCATCTTCGGAGGGGTCGAGCTGAGCATCGACGGAGAGGTGGCCGCCTACTGGGTGTCGAAGACGCACCCGCTCAGCGTCGAGAACTTGCTCATTGGTGCGGGAGCGCTATCTGACATCGGTGACTATGATCGGGTCGAGGCGTTCGGAGAACTTACTGGCAAGCCGCTGGCCTTCCTGGTCGGCGAGATGGAGCGCCCTGAGCAGCGCCGTGCCGTTCCCTTATTCGGCAAGTGCCTGATCGAGCTGAAGAACTTGAGCCGCTACATCGAAAGCACGACCGTACGGAACGTGATCCAGTCATACTTCACGGCCTTCGTGACGAGCGCCATGCCGAGCACTGAGATGTTCCAGGGGCTAGTGAGCGACGAGGACATCATCCGCGACTTGACGGAGCGCGATCCCTACAAGGTCCAGCTCGGGCCGGGCATCGTCAACTGGATGCGGCCAGGGGACAAGATCGAGTTCCCAGTCAATGCGGGACCGGAGGGCGAGTTCGAGCCATACGTGACTTCGCAGTGCAAGTTCATCGGCGCGGCGCTGGGAATTCCTTACGAGGTCTTGCTGAAGCAGTTCAATGCCTCGTACTCGGCGTCCAGGGCGTCGCTGCTCCAGTTCTGGAACACCGTCAAGGTCGCGCGCCAGCTCCTCGTTGACCAGTTCTGCCAGCCGTGCTACCTGGCCTGGTTCATGGAGGCTGTGACCAAGGGGATCATCCAGGCACCGGGGTTCTTCGGTGACTCGCGCATTCAGCGGGCATGGACGGGCTGCTCGTGGAGTGGCGCGGGACCGGGCTCCATAGATCCCTTGAAAGAAGTATCGGCATCCATCCAGCGAGTCTCGGCCGGGGTCTCCACTCTGGAGCGCGAGAGCCTGGAAATCAACGGAAGCAACTGGCGGGAGAACACGATCCAGCAAGGCCTGGAGCGCGACCTGGCCGACGAGCTTGACTTGCCTTACATCAGGGCGGCGAAGCCAGCGCCAGCGCCTCCAGCGCCTCCAGCGCCAAGCAACGAACAGCAACAGCAGGAAGAGGAAGACCAAGATGATGACAAAGACGAATCTGAAGACGACAGTGAGAAACCGAGCAACTGAACGCGGCATCGGGATCGAGCTCTTCCGGCTCGACGCGGTCGACGAGGCACCCGAGCTTACGACCGAGGAAGCCGAGGCGCTCAACGAGTCTGAGGAGGCGAATACGCAGACGACTGCAGTGATGCGGATCTACGAAGAGATCGGCGAGGACTTCTGGAGCGGTGGGGGAATGACCCTGAAGAAGTTCAGCGACGAGCTGAACGCCCTGGACGGAGTCAAGAAGCTGAATGTTCACATCAATTCTCTGGGCGGCGACACATTCACGGCCCAGGCGATCTACTCGATCCTCTCGGACTTCGAGGCGAAGAAGACTGCCTATATCGACGGCGTTGCTGCAAGCGCCGCGACGATCATTGCCTGCGCGGCCGACGAGGTCGTCGCCCGGGAAAACACTAACTACATGATCCACCACCCATGGATGGTTGCCGTGGGGACTGCCGACACCATGCGCAAGGCGGCCGAGGACCTCGAGGCCATCGGCGAGCCAGTCATCAATGTCTACAAGGCACAAGTCAATGGCAAAATCGACGAGGAGAAGATCCGGAAGTTGATGGATGACGAGACGTGGATGACGGCCGAGAAGGCGCTGGAATATGGGTTCGTGGACAAGGTGCGCGGGAAGATCCGAGCGATCTCGCGGGCGAACAATAACCAGATCCTGTGCAGCGGACGGCTGCTAGACGTCAGGAAATACGGCTACCGGAACGTCCCTGACTACCCCAGGATCAGATCTTCCAAGAAGGCCGCTGAGCCAGTGGCCGCAACTACAACTACAAAGGAGAAAAAACCAATGACTAAAGATGACATCGACGCGGCATTGCTCACGACAATCGAGAGCGAGGCTCGCAAGTCGGAGCGCGACCGGCTCACGGCCTTGAGCGCCATGAACCCGCGCAACGACCCGAAGCTGGCCGCGATCATCGACAAGGCGAGAGATGAAGGCAAGCGGAGCAGCGACATCGCCATCGAGTGCCTGGCGGTAGTCCAGGAGCAGCTGGCCCTGGCAACCCAGAGCAGCTTCCTGGCTCGCGACTCGGCCCAGGTGAGTGGAGTGGCAGCCGGGGACGCCCCAACTCCGAAAGATCTCTTCCGCTCTCTCACTGCTGAGCAGGCGGCTGAGAAGAAATTCGCGGCCACGCTGGCCGGTGCCTTCAAGGCGCAGCACCCGGCGGGGCGCAGCAACGGATCTGACAAGTAAAAACCTTAACTGGAGAAACAAATCATGGCAATGTACAGAACAGGAAGCTCGGCGAATCCGCCTACTTCCATCATTGGAAAAGACTTGGATGCAGGCGCGACGTTCAACGCTGACGTGGCTCTCGCAGCGGGAGTTCTTCCGGCGGGGACGATCGTCAAGTACGACGCCACGGCGAAGACTTTCGCCAAGTGGGTCGGAGGCACCGACGCGGTCACGCTCATAACTGGCATCCTCGCACAGGGCGTTGACGCCACCTCGGCCACGGTAGTCGAGGTCGGGATGTGCTACCGGCGCGGGGTGTTTAACCGGCAGGAAGTCGAGAGCGCGAACAACCTCTTGATCGCCCCGGGTGGTGCCACAGACGCCGGGCTGAGGGCTGCGGGGATCCACCTCGACCTCACCTACGACGCCTACGAAGGCTTGACGCCGGTCCCGGCCGGCGCGGTTTTGACTCCGCCGTATCACTAAGGAGCAACTCAACATCAAAATGAAAGGACAAAATTATGGCCGATGAATTTTCAAAAAGAGGCGGGCGGGGAGAGGGCGACGAGGCGAAGCGCGGTGACGCGCGGGCAGGCGACCCAGCACCCGAGCCGCAGATTGTTCCGAATCTGCCCGTAGAGACCGGTGTTTTCACAACGACGGCGCTGATCGAGGCGCTCCGATTCCGCTATCCGGTGTCTTCGTTCTTGAGGGACACGTTCTTCAGTGGACGCGAATACTCAACTACCGAGGCAGTCCAGATAAACACTTACAAGGGAGGCCGCGGGCTCGCCCCGTTCGTCCTGCCCATGGAAGGGCAGGTCATCGGGCGCAGGCTGCCTTACAAGACGGCGCTCGTGGAGGCTCCGATCATCGCGCCAGCGCGAGAGATCACGCTTCGGAACCTCTGGGCTCCGGGGTGGAACGAGACGATGTACAACTTCAAGACTCCCGAGGAACGCTTCGCGTCGATCATCGCCGAGGACACCACGGACATGGACGACGAGATTTCCAGGACCGAGGAGTTCATGTGCGCCAGCGTGATGACTGATGGCAAGGTGGTCATCAACTACCGGAACAAGACGAACGTCACGGTCGACTACGGGTTCACGAATAAGACGATCCTGTCCAAGCAGTGGACGGACCCGACAGCTGACCCGCTGGCCGACTTGCGTGCGGCTCAGCAGAGCTTGAACGCGGACGGGTACAGTGGCAACATCGCCATCTATTCGCCGTCGGCGTGGAACGCTCTGTGGGGAAACACGAATGTCCAGAACGCGATGAAGAACGTGGCCCCGCAGTTCTCGCCAGTCAGCGGGATCGGGTTTCCCGAGCGGCCGCCGTCCGGGGTGGCTCGCGGGCCGGACTTCTACAACCCCGTGATGGCCAACTGGGTCTACAGTGGGAACTACGTCAAGGGCGGGGTGGTGACTCCCTACCTGCCTAACGGCTACGTGATTATCGGATCGTCCGACGTGAAGAACAAGCTGATCTACAGCAGGGTCACCCAGATCGAGCAGGGCGACGGAAAGTTCCACGACTACCTGCTCGACCGAGTTCCCAAGATGGAGTGCAATGTTAACAAGAACTTCTTCCTGTACACGCTGACCGCCCGTCCGATGCCGGTGCCGCTTGACTTGCTGTGCTGGAGGGTGCTCACCAATGCTTCAGCATAAAAGCATGTCTGAAAAAGTTCAGCTCAAAGTCAACATGATCTTCGGCGGGGCCTTCTACTCGCAAGGGACTATAATGGAGGCCAGCCAGATTCCCCCCAACCTGAGACGCCAGAGTGAATACGTTGGCGAACCGGGGAGCGTCGAGTCACCTTACCCGCAAGGGGAAGATGACTCGGGCGCTTCGGGTGACAAGGAAGGAACAAGCTGAATGAGCTTGAGGTCAGAATACGAATTTTCCAACCTTGATGGAGTCGGCTTGCGAGCAGGGTTCTTCACCGACAACGTCGAGACGTTTCTAATCTATCACGAGTTCGCGCAGGTGCGCGAGTTCAAGATCACGGAGAATAACGCGCCGAAAATTTTTACTACCAACTGCGTCTGGGACACCGAGACTCTGAAGGATCGGGCCATCGTCCAGCAGCAAGGTCTCTACATTGGCGAAGTCCGCTGCTTCATCCTGAGCAGCCTGTTCGCGGTCGAGCCGCGGCCGGAGCAGATCATCTACACTCGCCGACTCATGCCGCTGCCGGAGGAAACAATCCTTCGAGGCTGGCGGGTGCTGGACATCACCGACGCGGAAGAGATGTACTACCTCGACCTGGATAAATTCAACGCATGAGTTTCTCAATCGACATCGAGGCCAGAGGGTTCAAGGAAGCAGCGCAGATGCTCGATGGAGTCAAGAACGGCTTTGGGAAGGCGGTGTCGAAGTCGATCAATTCCAGCTTGCTTGCCGGACGCACCAGGGCGGCCAAGTTGATCCGGGCCAAGTACAACATCAAGGCAGCCGAGATCAAGGACGCCTTCACGATGCGCAAGGCAACACAGAGTCACCTCGAAGGGGAATTGGAGTACAAGGGCTCGATGCTTCCGCTGGCAGCGTTCAATCCTAGAGTAAAGCTTGAGAAGTCCGGAAAGACGAAGCGGTTACATCAGCATGTCTATGCGGCCATTGTCAAAGGCGGCAAGAAGAAGCTGATCAAGGGGGCGTTCCAGATCCCCAAAGGCCGCTTCATGGAGCGCCGCCAACCCGAGAGGGAGCCGATCTTCCCGGTGTCAGTGATCGGCATCCCCCACATGGTCGGAAGCCTCAAGATCAAGCCAGAAGTGGAGGAGCGAATGCGCCAGGCCTATGACACCGCGCTCCATTACAATGTGAATTTTTACCTCGACAAGGAAGCGAATAAGAGTCGGAGGTTCAAGGCATGACAATTTACCAGCTGGAAGATGCAGTCACCGAGTTCGTCCAGGCGAACACGAGCGACTTTCGATTCGCCTCGAATGACGAGACAACCGAGCTGAGCGAGCCGCGCGTGTGGAGCGGGTTTGTCCCGCGCGACGAGGTTGGGGCGATCGTGCCGGGGGACATCTCGACTTACCCGGCCATCGTAGTCAATACCAGCGCTGGCGAGATGGCCATCGACCAGGAAGTCACGACGATCAACATCATCGTCTGCTGCTTCGACAAGAACCACGACCAGCAAGGCTACCGCGACTGCGTAAACGTGGTCCAGCGCCTCAAGGATCGCTTCCGCGAGGTCGACATCATCAGGGAGAGGTTCATCTGGACGCCTCCGATCAGCTGGGCGATCAATCGGAAGCTCGGAACTTCGGGGATGAACGCGTTTCCCTACTTCTTCGCGGACATGACGGTCCACTTCCTGCTGCCGGTGATGATGACTCAGTATGACGTCACGGCAGTCGACGGGGACGTGACTCCCGGCCGATACAACAGCGTGCCGATCCCGACTCCGATTCCCAACGAGC